TCTTAATGAGTAGTCTTAAAGTAGTAGAGAAAAGATAAGTGCTGTAAAACTAAGTAGTTATGTGAAAGTGAGTGATAAAATGCCTGGTGGTAGGCCGATGAAGTGGACTGATGAGCGAATTAGCAAAGAGGCGAAAGCGCTGTTAGTGTGGTTTCGAGAGAGCGAGAACCATATCTATCTCGTTGAGTTTGCTGCGGTCCAGGGATACCCAAAGGAGAATTTCAGTCGATGGGCGAAGGCTCACTCGGAGTTTTCTCAAGCCCTAAAAACGGCGAAAACCATTCAGGAAACTCGACTTGCTAAAATGTTATATAGTAGAGAGTTATATACCCCTGGGATTATTTTTGCTCTCAAAAATGTTGCTGGTTGGCGTGATGTGGTCGAGACAAAACAGACTGTCAAACAGGAAGTTACATACAAAGACCTAACGCCTAAGCAACGTGCTGATCGCTTGGGGAAACTCACTGATCGCTTATGTTTTGCCAATACTTCGATATTTGACAATTTAATATGAGTCAGTTAGCCACACAACAGCAGGAGCAAGATTATCACCTGCTGGCCAATGAGCCTGTCAACTGGATTGAAGCTCATTTGGAGATTGAGCCTAAAGTTGGTGGGCGGATACCATTTATCCTGAACCGGATACAGTTGTACCTGGATGGCGTGATCCGCAATAGGCGGGCTGAGTTGTATCGGCTGGGACATAGCAAGCCAGTTTGCGTAGTGGTCCTCAAAGCGCGACAGGAGGGCGTGAGTACCTATGGTTTAGGCTATCAGTTCAGTCGGTGTAATATCAAGTCTCACCACACGGCACTGATGGCGGCTCACAAGGGCGAGAGTGCCGAGAAATTATTTCAAAAGGTCGATTTATTTCAACAAGGGATGGGCCGACCATTACCCACGAAATTTAGTAACAGGCGTGAGATCAAGTTTGCACCACCACACAGTAGCTCACTATGGGTAGCCACCGCAGGTAATGACGACCTGGGGCGATCTGGTACGGTCCAGGACTTTCATGGTTCGGAGATGGCATTCTGGGAACATGGAGGTAAAGCGCTTAATGCGGTGATGCAATGTGTCCCGGACGATCCAGATTGTACAGTGATTATCGAATCAACGGCGAATGGAATGGGGGGCGCCTTCTATGATTTATGGTGTAAAGCTACGCCGGTAGAGAAAGTTGCGTGTTTGACATTGCCGGACGGTACTTCGGACTTCATAGCGGTATTTTTGCCATGGTATGTGTTTGACGAATATCAGGCTAAGGTTGAGCCTGACTTTGAGCGGACTACCGCCGACCACCCGGTATTTGGTAATGAGACTGCCATGGCCGAGACGTATAAGCTGGACGATAAGCAACTACAATGGCGTCGCAATACGATTATTAATAAGTGCGGATCGGACCCGGACAAGTTCAAACAGGAATATCCTTCAAACGATCAAGAGGCGTTTTTGACCAGCGGCCGGGCGTATTTCCCTGCGAGTCAGTTAGATTTATTAAGATAGAGCCGTTGGCGCGAGGCATGTTTCATAAGAATCAGGAGGGAAACCCGCAGTTCATTGAAGGAGTAGGGGGTTGGGAAATATGGCAGCAGCCGGTAGATGGGGGGGGTTATGCTCTGGGTGCCGATCCGGCAGAAGGGTTGGACCCTGCCGAATCAAATAACCCGGATAAAACCGACCGTGGCATTGGTGATATTCTTGACGTAAAAAGTAAAACGGTAGTGGCGAAGCTTCGCTGCCGGTTACATGAGGATGAGTTTGCCGAACAGTTGATTCTGGCGGGTACGTATTACAATATGGCAATGGTCGGTGCCGAGGTAAATAATAAGTGTGGCGGTGCGGTCCTGTCGGTCTTGAAAAAGAGCGAATACGCAAACCTGTACTTCTCCAAGCGTTATAACAAATTAACCGATGAGTGGACCGAAAAGGTAGGTTGGATAACCGACAAGCTCAATCGCCCCATGATGCTAAACGATCTGAGACAGTTGATTCGTGGCAGCCAGCCGTACTATGAACCGTTGGTCGAGATACCAAGTGCTGAGACTATTACCGAGTTATTCTCGTTTGTGGTCGATAAGGACGGTAAGCCAGCGGCGTCACCAGGTGAGCATGATGATGAAGTAATGGCTTTGGCGATTACGATACAGATAGCGATGGCGGCGGCGGGGTGTATGACATTAGGTGATTTTGTCAGCGACGCGGCTATGAACGAGCCGAAGCCCGTCCCGGACGATGAGAAGCAAACATTTATCGACCGGATCAATGTGGCGAACGCAGTCGATACATTTGAAGATTTAGAGGATGATTATGAGTGAATTGCCCGAGAACAAATTAGAGGATTTGCGACAAGAAGTAGCTGCACTGAAAAGGATGTTACAGTCGGGCGGTGATGCTTCAAGGAATGGTATATGGCAAACCTTTGTGAAGATTCATAGCATTCTCGAATTGATTGCAGGCGAGAGGACGGTGGCGACTAAAAATACAGTTGCGATTCGGTTTTTCCAGCGTGGTATAACCGGTCTGCACGGCAAAGGCCTTCCCCATTTGATTTGGGGTGTAATAGTAGAGGTAAACGGCCGGTCGCACCGATTTAATTTTCATTCGACTGAATCAGATGGCAAGTTCGAGACTGCAATAAAGGCGCTTGAAAAAATAGGGGTAATAAAACATGAGTGATGTTATGGCTTTAATTTTAGTCTTATGTGCCTTTGTCGGCGCGTTATCCGGGTTAGGCGGTGTGTTCCTGGGTGCCTGGCTGACCTGGCGGTGTTTGCGGCCTTCTGAACCGTTGACACCACCTAAATCACAAGAGATCGTCCGTGATGCCGAGGAAAACGAGGATAAGCGAAAGGATGACGACGAGGACGAGGAGGACGACGATGACGAGACTTTGGACGATGTATTATGAATCTGCATGAAGAAAGGCTGGATAAGTGATGGAACATGACGATTTCCCGACGAGGGATATATCATCGAGTAAATATAGGAATTGGATTGTGGCTTTAGAACAGGATGCTAAGGTTTTGCGTGCTCGTATTGTGGCACTTGAGTGCGCCGCCACAGAGACCTCCAAGCAGAAGGCACGGTTAGGTAATGTAGCGGATCATCTTTTTGCCGTGCGGGGGTTGGTGAGTCGCTTGGACGACGCTGCTCTGGCCCATACGGAGCGATTATGTAAGTTGGAGGAGAGTGTTAGGTTGATTAATACAAAGACTATGGGTGATTTAGAGGCTCGGGACAAATTGGCTGATTGTTATACTACTTTTTCCACGGCAAATTTGGAGGCGGCTCACGGGCGGGCTGTGGAACAGATCAAGGAGTTTCGTGACTTGCTGACGGATGTTTACCGGAATGCGGGTACTATTTACATGAGGAATGCGCAAGATTTAGCTGACATGGGAACAATAAGGGACATACGAAGCCGGATTGAGGAGTTATTCAAGAAGTTCGGTTATCCGCTGAGCTGCGAACATTAGATAAAAAGGGCCAAATAATAGTGGACGCGGAATTTGGCAAAATGTGTAGCGACACGATGAGGATGATTAACGCCGATATGAAAAAGCATTTTTGGGACGAGACATTAGACGAGCGAAATATTCGAGTATTGAAGCAGGGAATCGCGGATGGTCGCTGGCAGCAACCGGATGGCAGCCTTAAGGTGCCAATTGAGCATGTAGGCAAACTCAGGAGTTAAATAATGGCTAAGGAAAAGACAACAAAGCGTGGTGTACCCAAGCGGGACGGTAGTGGCCGTGGTACTAGGGCCAATCGTGGTCGAGGCGGATGTAAGACAACCAGAGCCACCGGTCAAGGTAGGAATAGGTAACTTTATCTCCTCTCTTTCGAGCGGATGGCTGCGGAGGCAAAGAAAGAGGGGGGATATTAGGAGCAGATAGTATGGTTGATATAGCTAATCTAGCGGCGGACAAAAAGAACCTTTCGGCGGATGAGCTACAGGGGGAGTTGGACGATTTCCGTAAGACGGGCAGTTCGGTCAAGACGATTAACGCCTACGCCAATTTAGTTGCTGAGAAGGCCCGGGCGGAGCTACAGGCCGCCGAGGATATTATTAAGGGTCTTTTGGGTCCAGGCTATACGGTCAAAAAGGACAAGAAAATGAATATCGAGCCTGACCCGGATAAGCCCTCGATAGTCAGGCCGACCTGGAGGATATACAAGAATGGCTGATATAGTAGCTTGGGTAGGTGGCACTAGTTCTTCAAACGACAATGGCGGTATGGGCCTGAAGGCCACATTTGGCACGACGCCATCGAATTACATGGCAGCTAACGGGGCACCTTTATTAGCCAAGGTTGAGGCAGCAACTTATACAGATGTTGACGGTGTAATAACTAAGGCAGGAGCTTTCACCGGTGGTGCTTCTGACGGCTATAAAGGTTTGTACTGTTGTGTTGACGACGGCGATGATGCCAGTTGGGCTAAGGACCGGTATCTTATTACCGCTTCTACTGTCAACACTATTACAATTGATTCCGGCCTGGGTGATGACACAGTTGATGTTACTATTGGTGGTGCTTTTGCAGATCTACACACTGCTGTCAGCGGTGCTTCTCCTTTAATTCCAGATACGACCGATAATACCCATGTTTTCATCGACGCTGCTTCTGTGCAAGACCTATCTGGTGGTGGTATTAGCGTTTCTAATGCTAGTCGAGGTGGTGACCTATCTCATAACAAATTCACCATCTGGGAGTTCTACAATACTACGCCCGGCGATATGGGCAATGACGACTATGGCGATATTGATGGCGGCGGTTCATTAGTTGACGATGTTATATCTGTTGCTGCTGATACGGAGAATCTTGTACTGCGTCATTTTCATATTCATGGAGCTTTTACATCGGCTCCTCCAGGGGATCAGCGTCCTGATATTTTGTTGGTAGGGGGTTCTCTATTAATTTTAGAACATTGTAAGCTATCTGATGCTCAATGGGCAGTTGAAGCTACAAGTACAGATACAATACTTGGTATCAACACTATTTATGAAGACGATTTGTTGGGTACTATTACTGGTGGGCCAGATTTGTATGAGTATTGTTGTGTACATAAAGTGGGTGGGTCTTCTGTAGGTAACGGTCTTTTAACAGGCACTATTTTCGATGGTGGCTCTAACGGTCTTTATGGCACTGGTATAACTATGGTTATAAACAGCACGTTTTATAAACAAACAGTAATGGGTATTGTAGTCCAAGATGCAACAGCCGGAGTAATATCAATAAATAATGTTTTTGATTTGGCTACTGCTGACGATAATGCAATTAACATAGATGCTGCTAAAGGTTCACTGCTGGTCTGTATGAACAATACAGCTTATTCTAGTACTGCTGGTAGTGCTCTTGTTAATGTTTATCTCGACGATAATACTACTGCTGAACACGCTTATCCAGTGGATTGCATTGAGGTCAATCCACAACTGGTTTTACCTTCTGCTGGTGATTATCGTCCATTAAATAATGAAGTACTAGACAAAGGCAGAAAAAACATTGCCAATAAGTCTACCGTAATCGGGGCCTTAACCCCGCAGCAGCTTGGCACTATCAACCGGACACGGGCCCGGTACAGCGGGGCGTCGCATGGAGCTAAATGGTAATGGGTGAAAATTAACTAAGCCAAAAAGAACGAGCGTTTATCAGTTAGCTACTGATTCAAAGGCGCTATATCCGTTAGCTCGATATAGGGGCTGTTGGAATTATTCAACGGCCCCTTTCTTTTTGGCAGAAACGAACAAAAGGAAGCAAACATTATGGATTATTTAACGAGCCCAAAAGGAGGGTGGAATCGGTTTTCTTCGACGCTGGAAAATATAGCCGCCGGTCTAACAGCGGATATTGACACGTATGCTCTGGCTTATAGTGGAACCTGGGCTACCGGTGCGCAAAACCCGGCGATCAAGCCGTCTTTGGCGGTTACGCGGCCACAAGAGGCTAATGCTATTATATTGATGTTTGCCGTAGCGAACGCCGCCGATGAGGTATGCGCCGGTACTCTGTGGACCTGGCGAACGGGCGATAGTCCGGCGATGGATACACTAGTTATAAATCCCATAGTCGCAGGTACTACTCTGGTATCGACCGATCCGGTGAACGGTGACACGCTTTCCCTGTATTATTATGCGGATGCGATAACGGTTACTACGGACAATAGTTTTGGTGGGGCTACCGTTAAAAAGGGTACGGCTAATGGAATAGCGCTCTTGATGATAGATGCGTTTGGTATTGAAAGTATGTTCTTTGATTATGATTTTGATGCAGCGTCTGGCAGTGGTACGCCGGGGACAGATTGTATTGTTTATTGGAGTTGGGCGTAATTTATGGTTGTTGACGCAATAGATCAATATCGCACGGGCGGCGCTGAGACTCAGATGGACGCTTCAGAGACTAAAGTGGAGCAGGAATTAGTGCGCAGTATTGTCGAGAAGGTTCAGGAAGCCCGGTCGCATCGACAACAGCGATCTTCATCGCGGGTACAGGGGGTTCGTTATTGGCGTGGCGAACAGTGGCTGAGTCGCAAACAAAGGAAACGGCGCGGTAAGAAATGGACTGAGGCGGTTGTCAATGAGACCTTCCCGATCATCGAACAGCAGATCGCCATGATGACCGACAACAATCCGACCGGTGTCTTTGTTGCTAAAGAGCATTCTGACGTTCAGTTCGCTACCGATATTCAAGATTTAGTCAGATTGCGTGCCCGACAGATTAACATGCGGACTAAGTTAATTCGCGCTTGCCATGATGCTAAGTTATTTGGCGAGATGGCCGCTAAAGTTTTCTGGAACGATACTCTGGGTAAGCCTGATGTTGATGTCTTGTTGATTCACCCGGAACATTTACTAATAGACCCTCTTGCTACCGGCGTTGACGACGCCGAATATGTTGGTACCGAGCGAGAGGTATTGTTGGATTACGCTATTCAACGATGGCCGGAACACAAAAAGAAGCTGGAGCAGTTGGCGGATACTGATTTTATGGAGGGTCGTTATGAATCAGTGGCTGATACTACCTCTCTGGACGCCGAGTTGGGTCAAGTGGAAACACGGCAGGATTATGCTTCCGGTCAAGATGACAAGCGACGGGCCAAAAAGGTTAAGCTGGTAGAGCTTTATTATTGTGATTACAGCGAGCAGGAAGTGGAGATTGTTACTCCATTGGAGATTTTACAAGAAGATGGTCGGGTGGTTCCTAACGCCGCCGGTCAATTAGTCTATGTCGATACCGGTGAGCTTTACAGCACTACTACCGCCCCGACGATGAAAGTGTCCGAAGCTATTTATCCTGACGGGCGGGTGACGATTTTGGCTGGTGACAGGGTTATTCTGGAAGATGCGCCCTGGCAAGGTCTTTGGCCGATAGTGATTGGGATAAACGCGGTAATACCGCACCGCTGGTATGGTATGAGTGAGGTGGAACAGATAAGAGAGTCGCAGGATATTATTAATGATACCACCAGTAAGATTCAGGACCATATTTCGTTAGCTTTACATCCTCGTCGTAAAGTGGAGACTGGCGCGCTTGCCGATCCCAAGAGTCTTCGTAACACTCCTGACGCGATTATCAGAGTTAACCCCGGCCGAATGAAGGGGGTGGAGTGGGAAGATACGCCGAGACTGTCGGGTGATGCCTGGAATGTACTTGAGTTTGCCCAGCGTAATATGCAGCATACTGCCGGGATGCCCGCCCAGAGTATGGGCCGGACACCGGACCGTCAGGCAACCGCTACTGAAATAGCTACTTTGGAGCGCGCCGGTCGAGGTCGGGTCGGTATGACTTCCGCCCTATTGGACGAGTTTATCGCATGTATTTTCTTGTTAATGGGCCAGGTAATCCAGCAGAATTATGATGTCGGTCGGATAGTGCGGGTAATTGGAGATGAGGGTCAGGACCGAGCGATTACTATTGTCGAACAGCATAAGACCGTAAAATATGACGTGGAAGTAGAGGCCGGGTCCACCTTGCCTTATGACAAGCAGCAGCGCAAAGAAGATGCTTTGGCACTGTTCAACGTATTACAGTTGGCCTACCTGCCGGAATTGCTGGATGCCTATGAGGTCAAGAATAAAGAGCAGGTATTACAGCGTCATCAGGAATATATGATGTTCCAGCAGTTCGGTTCAGTCTTAATGATACCGGAAGTTCAGCAGATGTTGGTGCCTTATGTGCAGGCGGTACAAAACCAGGGAGAACAAAAAAATGAGTGACGAAGGTAATAATGGCGATGACGAGAAACAAGTATGTGGTTTGTGCAAACACTGGCGTTTAATAGGCGCGAATCCGCAATTAAAAATGTCCTTTGGTGCCTGTGCGAACGAAGAGCATGAAGAAGCGCCGTTTGGCGTCGTAACGGCTGGTTTTGGCAGTTGCACCGGGTTTGAGAAGCGGGAGGCTCCGAAACAGATAGTTGTCCCCAAGAGTAGGGTGCCTGTTAATCGCATCCAGGGGTTATAAAAAATGGAAATATTGCCAGCAAAAGGGCTAGTAGAAAAATACGGCCAAACTGCCAGGTGATATTCAAACTAGAGAGGGCTGCCTAAGACAGCCAAACCTATGTAATGGAGAAATAATCATGCCGGAAGAAGAAAACGAGTTAGGACAAGAAGTAATACAGGAACAGGAAACCGATTTGGAATCAGAGGGAGATACCGGCTCCCCGCCAGAAGCAGAAGCGGAAGTAAAGTCGGAGCAGTTGCAACTTGACAAGGATTTACAGCAGGAGCAACAGCGCCGGGCGAATGTCGAGCGACAGGTCGATCAGTTGCGAAGAGAGCTCGACGACGCCAAACAACCCCCGGCGGATAGCGAAGAGGAAGAACTTGACCCGCTGGAAACAATCGAGCAATTGAAGCAAAAGAGCAAAAGTTACGACGAACTGATTGCCAGAATGGACAGCATGGAGACTGAAAAAGTATTTGATACTTTTTTTAGTAAGATGAATAGTGAACATGGCAAAGAGTTCGAGAATGACGCTCGTAAATTCGCTACGGATGCGGCTATTGCCGAAGGTTTTACTCTCCGAGATGGCGACGTTCCTACCAATCGGGAAACTTGTTTAATGCTGGAGAAAGGATACTTACTCGCCAAGCTACAAGCTGGCGATAAGAAGTCTTCGACCGGCAAGCCCGTTCGTCAGGCGATCAAGCATGATACGGGCAGGCGCGGTTCGTCGGTATCGACAGCCAGCGCAGTATCGGGTACTCCCGAAGAGGTTCGGGCGGCGATGGTAAAAGAAGGACGTTTTAAGGATTACAATTTAGAAGAATGATTAGCCAAAAAGATCGGAGTGCCTGCGGTTAGCTACTGCTTAATAGGTGCTTGGACACCGGCCATCCAAGGGGTCGTGTATCGTGAGATACTCGGTCCCTTTTCTTTTTGGCTAAAGAAAGGAGTTTTTAACTATGGCAGTTTCAAGTGTTGATATTAGCAGGGTCGAAGCAGACACTCGCGATTTTTACAGTCGTACTGTAGTGGACCAGGTCCACGACCGGATACCGCTGATTTACAAGTTACGTCAAATGCGACGGGTAATAACCAAGGGTGGCACGAATATTCGTCTGCCCTTACGGTTCGGCAAGAACACTCAGACCCAACATTACATTAAAGGTCAGCCGATGGGGTCGGGCACCGAGGATAAGCGAACAGCGGCCAAGTTTGGGTTCATGAATACTCAGACACCCATCAAGTACGATCTGGATGATTTCCTCAATAATAATGGCGATGAGCAGATCGTCGATACCATTCAGGCGGAAGTTAAATCCGCCCAGGAAGATATGGTCGATTCGCTCAGTGATACGTTTTTTACTACGTCGGAGAATGTCGCTGGCGAGCCTTATGGGTTAATGGCCGCCTTGTCGTATAATACCACTTATGGCGGTATGGCGAATTACGGCGGGATAACTCGCGGCACCGGCGATAACGACCCGATAGCTTTGGCCGATAGCGGCACCGCGCCGGTAACATGGTTTGGTGGATGGGTTTATACCAGCGCTCTTAGCGCTACGATGAGCAATCTTCGTAAAGGCATTAACGCCTGCATGATGAAACGTGGTAATCGTAACGATATGCTCATACTTACCACGCCGGGTATTTTCATGAAGTATCAGGCACTGTTGGACGCCAAACATGCTTTGAAGCAGGACGGTATGATGGCTAAAGCCGGTTTTACCGCTATGACTATTGACGGTATCGAAATGGTATTGGACGATAATTGCCCGGCGGACCACCTGTTCATTTTGAGTCTTACTACCTGGCAGTGGCGGATTAACCCCAAGCGTAATTTCAAACTGACCGGTTTCAAATGGCAGGGCGAGGTTAATGACGGGGTAGATGAGTGGCTGGCGAGGATCGTGTTGCGGCATAATCTGGTCTGTGACAAACCAATTGCCAATCTTGTTTATACCAGTATGAGCTGATAAGAAATTCAATTAATACGAAAGGAGTTTTTAACTATGTTTAATAACACAATGCCTCCTAATGGCTTTGCGGAAACGGGTATTGGCTCGGAGTATATTACTCCGAAAGCAACGCACGCCAATCAATCAACCGCCGCCTATCCTGTCGGTCAGATAGTGAAGTATTTTAATCCATTGCTTTTCGGATACGGTGCTTGCGTCTATGCGAAATATGAAGATGGCTCGGCCTCTGCGGTTGCCACTGCCGGTATCTGTTGTCCCTTGAAAGCAGCTACTGGTGTTACTGAGATAGTGCTGACCAACGATGCGTCTGCCAGTGTTGTCGGTGATTATGCCGCCGAGGGTGGTGCGCCGGTCGGTTTTGCGGTAATGACGATGACCGATGCTTGTTACGGCTGGTTCTGGATTGCTGGTGTTGCCCCATTGTTCAGGACGGCGGCGGCTACCTATTTCCATGAAGGTACCGGTGTAACGTCAGGCGGTAGTCTTGTCGCGGGTTCGGCATTTACGGCTAGCACTACAGATGGGGCAGTTGCTCTGTACGACAATGATGGTACGAACGATGCCGTTCCTATCGGTATGACACTGGCGGCTGATAGTACGAATGCTAACACGATTTCCAACGTTCGCCTCTTTGGTGTCGGTTGGGGTTGCTAAAGAAAGGTGGCGATAAATTATGACTAGAGATTATGAGAATCAAAAACACCTTCAAGGGCATGGTTTTATGCTTGACGAGGGTTATGTGGCCTTTACCACTACCGGGACGACGGTTGAGATTTACACCACCCTCACTCAGATATGGGGTGTGCAACTGGTAGCGTGTCAGGCGTTCACTAATACTTATGAAGAGCTTTATATCGACGAAACAGTGACGGTAGGTAAAATTAGCGTTAGTGGCGGGTCGGTTACATTGACACGGGCGGGTATTCCTCTGTATTTTGCGGGAGTCGGTTCTACTGATTACATCTCCAGTAATAATTATGTGGAAGTTCCTATTGGTGTCTGTCCGGTGGCTGGTACGTTAATTGAAGCATGGTATTATAATCTGACGAAGAACGGCGGAACCCCGCTGATTAATATAGGCCATGTTCCTACTAATGGGACCGGGACAGCCGACCCTGACGAATTTCTGGCGAATGCCAAAGCGGAAGCGGCTCCTGCCAATAGTGTCGGTAAAGCTATTACTGATTTTACCGCTACTGCCGTAGGCGCTGATGACCTGATAACTTTTAGCACAACCGGAGGTTCTAGTACTGATCCCGCCGGCGGTTGGTGCCAGGTAAAAATTACACCCACGCTGACCAGTGGTTTGAAGGTTTGGTATCGGTTTATCGGTATAGACTGACAATAAGCGGGCCGGGGAGCAATCATCTTTTTGTTTTCTTGGTAAGCCCCGGCCCACTTTTATTAGATGAGGTGCGCTTATGGGATCGCTGACCAGAACTTTAATGAACTCCGAGGTCGCGATGATTATTAATCGTTCGGACCTGACGAGCGAAATCAATACTCGTCTGCAATGGGCCTATGACATTGTAGCGGGTAAATATCCCTGGCAGGTATTGGAAACGACCGATACTTCGGTCAAATTGGTCGCTGGAACATATAGTTACACGGTCCCGACTACTTTACGTGGTATCCGTCAAGCCCGTTATATGCTCACAACGTCAAGTGCGTTTTTGGAATATAAAGATGTTGACGATTTTGACGATGAACATTCTTATCTTTTGAGTACTTCTCAGGGTGCGCCTACCGAATGGACTCGGCGCGGCGCTAATATCGAGATATGGCCTGTCCCTTCGACCGGTCAGACAAATCTGGTAGTCGGTACGGACGATAATAACTATCATTGTATTTTGAGTCATACAGCCAGCAGTCTTAACAAGCCTATAACCGGCCCTGTTTATTCCGGGTATTGGGCTTCTGATAGCAGTAGTGAGACAGCCTCTACCTGGGCGACTGGAACAAGTTATGTCTGTTCACTGCTCTATTTGACTGGAACGACATGGCCAACTGCTTTTACGGGTGACAGTTCTTGTAGCGATCTTAACGTACCTCTGGATCAGGCGATTATCTATTTAGCGGCTTCCCAATGTTATGAGTTAATGATGGAAGATCAATCGGCCCAATATTGGACACAAAAGGCAGAAGAGATAATTCAAGAAGCAATTGTCGCGGAAGAGCGGTTTACCCCCTCTTATCTGACGGCGCAGGAGTAATATAAAATGGCAAATGCAACTGCGGACGATTGGGATATAACAGCACCGGATACAGATGCCGATGACGCCAGTGCCGGGGCGAAGGAAATACGATTATTACGCGAAGGGGTGGCAGATCGGATTAATAAGGAACATGTGACCTTAGCTGGTAGCGGGGCGGGTGGCGAACATCTGGAAGGTTCGGCCCGGATACATACGGCCACCTCGGCGCCGACGACTATTGTTGCCGGTGGTAGTGTAAATATAGCCGGTAACGAAGCATTGAGTGTACGCCGCTTCGAGCTGGCACTCTCTGGGCTATTTGCCTCTGGCCGGCGGGACGGTAACAGGAGACGTAGATTTTACGGGTAAATTTTCGCTTGATTCTGCCCAAGTAACATCTACAGCGGCTGAATTGAATAAACTGGATGGGGTTTCGGCTAACGTAACAGCGGCTAATTTGAACACCTTGACAGCAGGTAGTTCGTCTGACGCCGATGCTTTACATACCCACGATGGAAAAGCAGGGACTTCTCATACCTATGCCGGAGCGGATAAATATTTGGAGTACGTCTCTAGTGGTACAGGTACCTTGCTGGAAATAACCGCCAGTGGAACCGAGAGTTGTGGTATTGAAGTCATTGCTTCTGGCAGCAATACTAATTGTAGAGGAATAAAAATAACTGCCAGTAACAACGCTAAAGGTCTTGAAGTAGTTAGTTCGGATAATAAGTCAGCTATCAAGGCTAGTGGTGCTAGTGCCGGGGATCCGATAGTGGAAGTTAACAATAATGGAGTTGGTATCTCGTTGGCCGCAGCAAACCAAAGTACCGGTGTCTGCGCAAGTTTACAAAATTCAGGCAATGGCCCTCATCTAAACTTTAATGGCGATCCGACAGTGGCTTCTCCCGCCGACGGCGATTTATGGTTTGACGGTACGAACTTGAAATTACGTGTTGGATCAACAACTTATAATATTGATAAAACTTCAGTATAATGCGAGCAAAACCAATTAATATTCCGATGCCCGACCGGGGCGTCAACAAGAACAGGCCCTCGACGTTCGAATACGCGCTATAATCTGGGGGTGATCGAACCACGAATGGGTAACGCCCAGATGGGGACAGGTTCTTTGCCTTTTACCGGCGAGATAACATTGGGTTTTGCTACGTTTTACGATCTTGATGGTACATTATACTTTTTGGCCGTAACCGATGCGGCGATCTATAAATATGATTCGTCGGCCAATACGTGGACGGCGGTGACGATTTATGAAGATAGCGGGAAAAGCGTCAGTAATATTGTTGCCGAGGTTTCACCGGCGACAGTAACGGCCGCCGGGCACGGTCTGTCTAACGATGATGTAATATATATTGTCAATGTAGTCGGTGATATGGGTACGGACGTAGTTAATGGCGCCAAAGTGACGGTTTCAGGTGTTGCCGGAAATGATTTTAATATAAATGTCAATACTTCCGGTAAGACTTATACTTCCGGGGGACGGATTTTAACGGCTCAATCGGCGGGTGGGTTGAGTGGTTCGATTAACTCACCGATTTCTATGTGCCACATGCCCGACGGTGGCGGGGCGGGGATCGGGGCGGCGGATTACTGGCTGGTTATATCGAACGGTGTTGACCCGATTATGTATTGGGCCGGTGGCTCCGCAGATATATTGGAGTTGATTGATACCGACAATTCAACCCATATCGCCCGGCAGGTATTTTCTTATAAAGAATCATTATTGGGTTTAGGTGCGGATAGCGAACCGCACAAGATTATCTGGTCTAATACTGGTACGATAAATAATTTTGCTTTTACTACTACTTCCGCTGGTTTTTTATATCTTTACGATACGCCGGGTGAAATTCAGTGGGGTGGGATGATCGGCGATAATGTGGGGGTTGCCAAAGACGATTCGTTGGGCCTGCTCAGTTATACCGGAGGTACAACTTTGTTTCGGTACGATACTATGGTCCGGGGGATAGGCGCAATTGCGCCGGGGATGATAGCCGTACTGCGGGATTATTGGCTGGTATTTGCCAAAGAAAACATCTTTCGCTGGACAGGAGGAACGGGGATAGTTCCGGTCGGCAATAATGTTATCGGCGACATTCTCGATGTTTCTACCGGAGTAAATTGGTCGGCGATTAACGCCAGTCGCGTCCTCGTTGATAAGACTAATACCCGGGCGAACTTCTATCTTCCTACCGCCGAAAGTAGTTATGCGGATAAAAATTATGTTTATAACTGGAAAGAGAACGTCTGGGAAATTGACGATTTAGTAACAGAGGTAACGGCGGTCGGCTCATATTCGTCGTACTCCATGACTACCTGGGCTAGTTGGCCTGACGGCTTTACCTGGGCGGATTTGGGCGTGACGACTTGGGCGGAGTTGGCCGCTACCGAAGGGGCTAATGTACCGGTCGTTGGCGATGAGGATGGTTATGTTTATCAACAGTCTATGGTGGCCAAAAGTGATGGTGCTACTGCAATTGACCAGATACATGAAACAATAGATTTTGTGCCTGACGGTGAGGAATACCAGAACCGTTGGGTAAGTTATGTGGGGATATTTTTTGATGCCAAAGGTGATTCAGTAACAATTGAATATAGTACGGATGCGGGGAGTAACTGGACCTCGATTGATACCCAGTCGCTAACTGCGGAATGGACCCGGTATAAGCAGGATTTCAGAACGACGGCCCGAAAGATTCGGTTCCGTTTGCGTAACAACTCGCTTGGCTCTAATTATTATTGCCGCCAGTTAGGGGTCCGGGCAATACCAAGGGGGATTGGAGCATGACCCAAAAACAGACACCGCGCACGTTCAATATGCCGCGTCAGGCGGTCAATATACGGGAGATATTGGACAATTTGGAGCGTACCTTACAGGGTATGCTCAATGGTATTAGAAACGATCTCGACAATGGGGCTACAACGTTCTCATGTGAAGATATTGCAGGGATAGCCAATGTTGACGTAGGTGATTTTGATAACGGGCAAGTGCGGTTCTATACAGATACCGACGATTCCGATGCTCCCTGGCTGGCCGTCAGGATTGACGATGCGGTCCAGAAAGTAGAATTAGCGGTCGGTGGCGGGGGTGGTCTTAATAATGTAGTGGAGGATTTGACCCCTCAGTTGGGCGGCAACCTTGATGTCAATAGCAAAGTTATTACCGGGTTTACCGCCAGTCGTGCCCTGGAGACTAATGCTACTGGAGGTATTATAGTCTCTGCCGTTACTTCTGCGGAGTTGAATTATTTAGATGGAGTGACCAGTGCTATCCAGACGCAATTTGGTAATAAGCTTTCGGATGTAGTTGATGACGCTGCCCCGCAACTGGGCGGTAATCTTGACGTTAATGGAAGCAGTATTGTATCGGCCAGTAATGGCGATATTGCTATTACCCCCAATGGCACCGGCGATGTGATATTGGACGGTCTCAAGTGGCCCCAGGCAGACGGAAGCGCTAATCAGGTGTTAAAGACTGACGGGTCGGCCCAACTTTCCTGGGTTGCTAATGCAGGTGGCGGTAGGGTAGCTTATGGAAATTATACAGGAGCAGGTGAGGACAACAAATCTATCACAGGTGTTGGTTTTACTGTTAGGGTTGCAATAGTTATTCCAGAGAGTGACGCCATTAACAGCTACATAAAAATAAGTGGAATGGCAGATTCGTATTCAAAATCTCTTAATAATAAGGGATGGCACGCTCACTCAATAACAGCACTTACGGCTGTTGGTAATGGTTTTGTAGTTTCTAACGGAGATGGAACTCCAGCGGAAAGTTTGACTACCAATAATGAGAAGTATACTTGGATTGCACTTGGAGAAGGTTAAACAACAAAATATAAAAGTGGAGATATACCAATGGGTTGGTTTAGCGGCGAAAAAGCAAAAGTAGAAACAATAAGTACGATGAACGCCCAGCAGAAGAGGGTTTTTCCTGTCCTGCTAAGCGCCCTGCTGGGCGGTAAGATTCCGGCCAGTATTTTGGCCGATAAAAAGGCGTTTAATCGACTTCTGCGTTCTGGCGAACTTGATACACTGTTAGAGGACAAAAACGTTTATCAAGGTGAGCGGGTTGCGCCGCTGACAGGTACTCAACAAAAGATATTGGGTTCAACCGGTGGTTATGCCGATCTGGTAAACGCTGGTTCGCAAAGTAGTCCCGGATTTGGCGAGTTATTTGAACGGCGGGGGTTGCCTGCTCCGGTCGGTAATGCCGCTGTGAATCCTTTGGTACTTACAGAGGCTACAGTGCCGGATACGGGCGAGGCCATACCGACCCAGGTTGTTGGTGAGACGCCGGAGGTGATTACCGCCAAAGAAGATGTTGCGATTACCCCTAGTCTGCTGAGCGGTTATAAAGATTTAGTGGCGGAGAAGCAAGCTTTATATCGAAGCCAGTTAGATAAAAGATTGGCAGGCTGGGAGAAACGCCGACTCAAACGAGAGGCGCGCGCTAATCCTTTGGCAACAGAGGGGAACCAACAGGGTATTGACCCGGCAACTTTATTGCAGACCACACAATTACCGGGATTACAAACCGGTGGTATTTTACGGCAAGGTCAATCGGCGGTAGTAGGCGAACGAGGGCGGGAAACTGTCAATCCCTTACGACAACAGACTCAGGCTGCTACTGGCCGGGCATTATCAGGTCGACCGAGTGCGACGGTTAATACGGCAGCTACTGAAGGGTTCATTCAAGGCGCAATCGCAAATCCTCTTCGTAAGAATTTTCAGGAGAATACCCTTCAGCAGACCAAACGATCTTTTGCCGGGCCAGGCTATTGGGGTAGTGCCCGGGCCAAGGCTGAGGTTAAAGGCGCTCAAGATGTAGAGAGCCAGATAGGGTCGCTGGGTGCTCAATATCGGTATGCTGACGAGCAGGCCCGCCGTGAGTTATCCGAAAGCGCTGCTAACCGTTCTCTGGCAGCCATACCTTCGTCTCTGAACGTACAGAATAACCCGTTGGCACAAGGTCAGATGCAAGCCAATATCGGGGCAACTGAAATGGGGACCGCGCGAACCGGGGCGCTTTTACCTGGCGAGGTTAGCCAGCAGTTGGCTAACGTAGGATTGACAAATACACAGACAGACCGAGTCGGCGGTTTGATCGTTCAGGATTTTGAGACTACGGGAAGAATATCGGCCGAAACCGAGCGGGTAATGGCGGATGTCGGAATTGCCCAAGTTACGATTGACAGTATAAAGGCCAGTACGACATTAAAAGATGCTTCTCTGTTGGCGGCCGAACAGAACTATCGCATGGGTGAGCAAAAGATATTGGGTGAACGAATCAATCAGATGAACCAACTACTGGCCCAGGCGGGCGTCGAACAGGCCCAAAACCAAAACGAAATAAACGCCGTGCTTATGAAATATTATGAGGAAAACCCCGCTTTTCGCGAAATACTCAATAACATATTCAATATCCTTGGTATCCAGACCCAGACAGCGGTAGGACTGCCGGGTACCGAAGGGGCAGCAGGGTCGTTAATTGGGGCTGGGGGAGAGGTGGGGGCGGCGTGGATTGCTTCAGATATTCGATTAAAGAAGAACATAAAACGGGTGCCGTCATTCTTTGACGCCCTTGGCTTATCCGGCTGTATTTGGGAATGGAACGAGGAAGCGGCCAAGCTGGGGTTGACCGGTCAGAGCTTTGGCCTGATTGCCCAAGAGGTTGAAAAAATTATACCGGAAGCCGTGGTCGAAGCGGAAGATGGCTATAAGAAGATTAAATACTCTGTGATCTGGAAGGAGTATTAACGATGCCTTCAATGCCAGTATATACGATGCCTGCACCAAGACGCAATCCGCTTGCCCGTGGGATAGAGCAGGCGGGCAGTGCGATTGCCGGTGCCATAAGTAAGAAAGCAGA